CAGGTCAGCGAACAATCCCATGCCGCATCCCCGCGCATCAAGGGCGGGAATAGTCACGTCCACGGCCCAATGGTCGCCCTTGCGGGTCAGGGGCTGAAGCGGGCCGCCGAAAGCAGGGCGCAGGATGTTTCCGGCCGCTACCTCCCGAAGGGTGTAGGTCGTGGTCGATGGAAGGACCTGGAGAGTGATCGCCACAGTTAGCCCCGTCCGCTCAGTCTGTATTTCGAGGCGCGCCGATCATTCGCGGCGTCCATGCGGGACTGCGCGATAGCTTGTGCGGTTCCTTCAGCGGCCGCTTGGCGCGCGATCCTGGCAACCGCCTCGTCGCCATTGGCGCCGCTGACATCGACATTGACTGATAGCGAACCGCCGCCGGCACGCACCCCACCGGTCTCAAGCCCGCGCATCTGCCCGTTCGTCAGAACCGATCCGTTCATCCCAGGGACGAACCACTCGCTTTGCGGGTTGTTGTGGTTGATCTTGTAGGGGCGTCCTGCGGTGACTGGCCCGCCAGTCGCCCGCGCACCCCCGCTAAACAGCGAGCCTATCCCAGACGCGATCGTGCCAAGGACGCCGCCCTTCTTGTCGCCGCCTACATTGGAAAGAAGGTCGAAGAGATCGTCCGCAAGGTTGTCGAGCATCCGGCTCGTGAACCGGTCTGCAAGGCCATCGAAAAAGCCTCCCAGGTCACCGTCGATTGCGGCGCGGATGCCATTGCTGAACGCTGACCGAAACTCGTCTCGCATCTGGCCCGATCGCTCGGCAGATTGGAAACTATCAAACTCGCTACCGGCCTTGGCTGCCGCTTCCTCTTTGGTGAGCGACAGGCGCAGGGCCAGAAGCTCATTCGTGCGCTGTTCCACATAGAGCCGGCGCTCAGCATCTCGGATTGCGCCCTCTTCTCCACGAAGGCTCGCAAGTTGCGCCTCGACTTGAAGAGCGTCTAAAAGCTGGTCATTCAACAAGCGTTGATAGTCAGCTTCGCGTTCAAGCTGTCGCGTCCGGTTTTCGATTATTTTGTCGACTTGCTCCTCGGCCTTGGCGCGCTCTTCGACCAAAACCTCGGCTTGATTGAGAAGGGCCAGATGCTCCAGCGCCTTTGCGTTGGCGTCGGCGTAGCCTGCTTCACTGTAGTCAGCAGTCAGCTGGGCTAGGGTCTGCCGCTCTTCGGCTGCTTTTATCGATGCCTCGTCTCCAGTCGCGCGCGCTTGGGCTATTGCCAGCTCTAGTGCAAGCGCTTCACGACGCTCAGCTAAACGCTCCGCTGCTGCTGCGCCCGATCGACCTGACCCACCACCCGCTCCCGCGCCAGGCTTTTGCTGCGCTTGCGACAGCCCGAAGTCCCCAAGCTGAGCAAGGGCATCCTTCGAGGCCTGCTCAGCTTGGCGCTGCGCCTGTGCTGCGGCCTCGGCGGGCGTTCGCTCTCGACCAAGCTCTAAAAGTCCTTGGTTGACCTTCCGACGCTGCTCAACCCGGGAGAGATAGGCTTGCTGTCGGCGCGCCTCGGCGGTGTTACCCTCATTGGTAAGGCGAGTGATCTCTCCCCTAATGCGCGCCTCTTCACGCAGACCATTTGTAACCTGGCTTTGAAGATCTCGCCCCGGGCCTCTCGCGTCTCCCGAGAGCGCAAGCGGCAAGGTAACGGCGGCTGCGCCGGAGCCAACGACACCGAGTCCGCCACGAGCTGCCGCGCCAGCAGCAGCGCCAGCGCCAGCGCCAGCGGCGGCACCAGCTCCGGCACCAGCTCCGGCCGTGCCAATCGCTGCAATGGCAGCCCGAGCAGCGATAGCCGCCCCGATAAGTGAGCGAATACCAGTAATCGCCGCGCCGACCGGACCCGATGCCGCCACGAATGCCAGCAACGCCAGGCCAGCATTTTGGATGCCATCAGGCAGATCGTTGAAAGCGTCGAGCGCATTCGACGCCCACACCAGAACGTCCTTCGCGACCGGCAGAAACTTGCGCCCAAAATCTTCGGCGGCCTTGGTGAACTCGGCCCTTGTGCGTTTCTCTTGCTCAGCAAGCTGATCGCTTTCCCGAGCGACCTGGCCGTGCATCTCGGCAGACTGCCGCATGATGATGTTGGCCCGAGCGATGGCCTTGGCGCCCTCGGAAGCCTGCTCCGCATTGCCCTTGAAGCCCAGGCGCAGAAGCTCTGCCTTCGTCGCGGTCTCGTTTACCACGATCCCGAACCGCTTCAGCGGCTCCGTCTCGCCGGTCAGGCCCGAGATGACGGCGCGGAAGGCCTCCGCATCCTCAACATTGGCGAAAGCGCCAATATCCAGCGAACGACGTTGCAGCTGATCGACGATCTTGAGGGATTGTTCCGCATCGACGCCGAGAGCGGTCAAGACGCTCCGCATCTGAGTGAAGTTGTCCTTCACATCAGTTTCCAGCCGTCCGAACTCGGTAGCCACAGCAGTCACGGAGGCCTGAGCCTCCTTCGGCATATCGCGGAAGACCTGCTTGAATGCTCCATCCACAGCCTCAGCGCGCTTAGCGGCGCTCAGCGAAAACCCAACTATGGCGCCGAGCGCGACGGTCGATGCGAGTTGGATGGGCTGATAGAAGTCTCGAGCGACGCTCTGGCCTGCGTCTTTCCACTCCTTGTTGATCTTGTTGAGCGAGCGCCGCGTTTGCGCCTCCGCACCGTAAAGCGAACGATTGATCTGCTTGATCTGGCGTTCGAAGGCCTCGGCATTCGCCTCGACACGGACCAAAAGGCGTTCGATTTCGTCGGCCATGCGCGCCTCCTCAAGGCGCCCGGCGACTATTCGGTCGCGGCGGAAGCCTTTTCGTTTTTCAAGATCGCGGCGCGGACTCGCTCAACAGCAAGCCAGATCATTCCGGACACAAAGGCCGTTGATCCGCCCACGAAATAGAGCAGGCGCTGCTGCATCAAATCGACATTTGCAATGCCTGGCTCGCTAGGAGCCTGAACATTCATGCTGGCTCCACCGATCATCTGAATGATGCCGGCGATAACCAGAACCCACCCTACGATTCTCATGGCCTCTCCCTCGTTAGGGATCGAGCCTAGCCCGCTTCACTGCCGCTTCGAAAGCATCAATCGACGGAGCGCCCGCCTTCTCCTCCACCCCTTGGGCCTTTCGCCAGCCACGATGAGCCTCGCCTAACTGCCAGAGGCTGCTTTCTTGGACCTGGCGCGGGGAGAGCCCGATTTGGGCGCCGGCGGCGTAGAGCCCTGCGAACCGGATTTTTCGGCGGGGGAGGGGCCTTTCGCCCCCGCTTCCGGCTCCCCCGAGGGCTTGTCCTCATCGGGAGCGCCAACCAAAGACGCCGCCAGGATGCCGAGGACGGTCGGCTTTAGCGACGCCAAGTAGCCTTCAGCCGCATACCGGGCCTGCATGGCGAGTGCTCGCATCGGGTCCATGCCGCCTCGGATCAGGCCGATGCGGATCGTTTCGCGAAGGTCCGCGACGCGCCAGTTTCCGTTGCTGACCCGGTGATAGATCTCTTCGGGACCGGCATCCGTCTTCTCTTGGAGCTCTTCCAGGCCGCCGATGTCGAGGACGAAGTCGTAAACCCCGTCCCCGAACGGCGCCCGGTATCTGGCGCTGCGGCTCATCAGGTGCCGGCCGTGATGGTCGGCTCATCAGCTTGGACAAGCGTCACCGACGCCGTCGCATATTCACGGGCGTTACCCGTGATGCTGAACTCGGTCAGGATGTAAGGACCGGCGACCTGGAATGCGCCGGCCTTGCGGACGCGGCAGTTGATGGTTTGGCCCACCCGGTTGAGCCATGCCAGGACCGACGCCGAGTGCAGCAGGCCCTCGCCGCTGATCGTGCTGTCCGTGGAGTCCGTACGCCGCATGGTTTTCGGCGGCTTGGACGGATCGGTGCAGTTCGGGATCTGCTGATCCGTGGTGGTTGCAGTCCGGTTGAAACCGCGTGATCCGTTGATCATGCAGTCATGGGCGAAGACCTCGGGGTCTGCACCATCGCCGAGCTGGACGAGGATTTCCTCGCCCGAGACGACGCTCACGAAAACGTCCGACATATCGGATGCCTTTCTCTGTCGAAGAAACCCCAGATGGGGCGGGATGGCCCGTCTAGGACGGGATCAAGCAGCCTTCATGAGGCCGTAGCGCAGGCGCAGGATGACCCGGCTCGTAAGCCCGTCCTGCTCGCGCTGGTAGGAAAGGCGCTCCACGCGGTGCGTCACGACCTCGAAGCCCTGAACAGTCAGCTTGGCGTTCAGCAGCGATGCGGCGCGCGCGCCAATACGTTTGGCCTCGGGGTAACCGACTTCGCGCGACCAGCCGTTCAGGTCGATGAAGCAATCCGAGGGGCCTACACACGACGTGTCGTCTGCGGTCGTGTCAGCGCTGCCGAAACTCAGATAAGGGAAGGGGCCTTGCGGAATGCCGCTCGAGTTTACCGGAACGCGGTCGAAGATCCGACCGTCGATCAGGCTGTTCAACTCATTGTCGGCCTTCACGGCGGCGACGATAGACGACTGGAGCGGAAGCTGAGGATCGATCAAAGCCCGGCCTCCTTCTTGATCGCGCGCCGCATGGCGTTGGCCAGACGGCGCTTGACCTTGCGTTGGCTGGACCGGACGACGGGGTAGAAATAGGGGCTCGGCTCGACCTGGCGACCGTTGGCGGCAATGTGGCCCAGCTCGACGCGGGACGCTTTCGGCCGGCCCTTGGCGTCCTTGGCGTCACTGATCACAACGTAGGACACATCACCAAGGCGGCCTTCTTCGACAAAGATGTGGTCGCGGACTTTTTGGCCGCCGCCGGCTTCATCAGCCACCGGTGCAATCCGGCGCATCTGAGCCGCCATTTCCTCGGCTTGCAGAAACGCTTCCTGGCCGGCAGCCTTTCTAACCGCAGGCGTCATGGCCGCTAGCTTGCGTTGAAGCCGCTCGACGCCTTCCAAACCGCCCTTAGCCATCAGCCCCGCCGGAGACGGCTTGGATCAGCAACCACGCGCGGTCGCCGTCCATGTCACCGATAAAGCCGATATTGAAGGTCCGGCTTGTGTCCCGCGCATCGACCATACGATCGCCAGTCTGAAGCGAGCGAGTTCCGCTGTCCGACCGAATCCAGCAGTCCCATTGGACCCGGCCAGACAGGCGATCAGACTGAACCGTCTCGCTGCCTCGGGTTGGGAGCAGGCTGGCGGCCCGGCTTATGCCGAGTGGAGCCCAGTCCTGGACCGGATTTCCGTAATCGTCGGATCCTTCTGCGCGGCGCTCAAAATAGACTCGCTGCCGCAGATCACCGGCGCCTTTAGGCTTCGGCATCGCCCGTCTTTCGAACAGGTGTCTTGATCTCGACCGCCTTGCCAGCCGCAACAGCGGCCTCGCCAGCTTCCCGCTTCACGGTCAACTCGTGGCCCTTGCGGTATTCGATCAGGATGCGGTGATCGTCGGCGGGTGTGTAGTCGAAGTCATCGGTGAAACGTACACGCATGACAATCTCCTCAAACTCGAAGCCAACGGTAGGGATCGATTAGGTTTCGGATCGGCGCACCATCGGCGAAAACGGGCTCGCGGTTGGCATATAGCTCGCCGAGAGCGAGGAGCGCAGCTGCGCGGAATGCTGCAAGCGCTGCTGCGCCCGACGGCACCAGAGCGATGTTGCAGTACTGAAGAACGCGGCTAACAGCAGCGTCAGAATAGGTTTCGATCAAAGCGTCATCGTCACTGTGATCGACGCGCAGATGCTCCTTGGCCTCGACCAGAGTGAACAACGGGCCGGTCTCAGTGACGACGACGTTCAGGGCCATGACTTAGCCTTGGGCCTTCAGGTTGGCTTCGACGGCCTCGGCGCCGCTCAGCGTCGGATCGTTGAAGTCGATGCGGTTCTGATCGACCGTGGTGCCCTCGCGCGGGTTGTTGTCCACGGCCGGATGCGACAGATCGACATCGGGCACGATCTGCTGCGGCGCGCCAGAGGTGTCGATCTTCTTCGCCGGAGCGATGTTGGCGGGCTGGTCACCGGAGTTGGGGGCGGTGACGGGCTTCTTGTCGGTCATAGTCGTCTCCTTTGCTGGGCTGATCCCGGCTTGCCAGGAGGGGCGAACAGCCGCCCATCCAGGAAAGCCGGGCCGAGGTTGCCCCCGGCCCGGTCCTGCATTGCCGCTTAGGCTGCAACCTTCAGGGCACGCATGGGCTCGGGGTTGTAGACCCCGCCGCCGACGCGCTTGGTCGTGTAGAAGTGCACGAAAGGCTTGTTGGTGTAGGGGTCGCGCAGCACGCGGATGCCCACGCGATCGACCACCAGGTAGGTGGCTTCCATGTCGCCATAGAGCGCGGCGACGGCATTGGCGCCGACTGCGGGCATGTCCGGCACTTCCACGATGGTTTCGCCCGCCAGAGTGGCCGGCTGACCCGCCGCGTAGGACGGCTGCCACAGGTAGTTGCCCTGGCCATCCTTCAGCTTCCGCATCGCGGCCTGGGAGCCGCGGTTGGTGTAGAGCTTCGCGTTGGCGCGGAACTCGGTTGGGATGCTGTAGAACAGGTCGATGAAGCCGTCCGAGGTCAGGGCAGCGGCAGCGCCGCTGCTGATCGTCTGGATGGCGCCCCAGGGGTGGCGAGCAGCGTTCGCGGCGCCGGTGACATAGGTCAGGATGCCGTGCGGCTTGTTGGTGCCGTCGCCCGACAGGAAGGCGATGCCCTCTTGGCGAGCGAACTCGGTCTGGACCTCATCGGCCAGCCAGGCCTCCAGATCGATGGCCGCGTCGTCCAGCAGCTGCTGCGAAATCGCCGGGTTCGCGTAGATTTCGCCCAGGGGGAAGTCCAGCGAGGCGATCTGCGGCGTGCTGGTCGCCGGCCGCGAGGCGGTCTCGCCGACCCAGCCGCTGCCGACCGCACGATCGGTGAACAGCTTCTTGAAGCCGTTCGTGGTGATCGAGATGACGCGGGCGTTCGCGCGGATGGGCGAGACCTGCTTCAGCTTGCCGGTGATCGTGCGGTCCCACTCGACCGGGGCCAAATAGCCGCCGTCGGCGTCCGTGCCCTTGGTCATGGCGGCCTGGACCTCGGCGCCAGCGTTGTCGCCCTTGCGCATGTGGGCCTTGAACGCCTTCACATAGTCGGGGTCGCCTTGCAGGTCGCCGATGATGTTGTCGCCGCCGGCGCCTGCGGCGATCTTGGCGTTCAAATCGTCGATGGTCGCTTGGAAGCCGTCGATCGCAGCGTCGAGGCGCTGGACCTTCTCGTCCAGAACGACGTCGGCCTTAGCCTTCAGCTTCTCGTCGTTCGTCTTCTTAAACTCTTCGAAGGCGGCTTGGAGCTGGCCAATCATGGCCTTTGGGTCCGACACATCGGCACGGACGGTGCCGATGACAGATTGCGGACGGGCGGCGGCCGACAGCGCGCACAGCGCCGCCGAGCCCGCCAGGAGACGGGTCGTTTTCATGTTCAGGGTTCCTTATCGCGCCTAGGCGCTGATGGATTTGAGAAGGCCGGCGAGCAGGCCGGTCAGTTCAGGGTCACCAGCGCCGGGCGTGGTGTCGGCATCATCGGCAGCGCCAGGCGTGCCTTTGATCTTGTTGATGCGGTCGCGCGCTTGAGTGCGCGTCAGTCCCGCAGAAACCAGTTGGAGCTCCATGGCACGCAGGTCGTTGACCTGCCTATCCGCCGCCTTGGCGCCTTCGTCGGTCGTGATCTTGTCGGCCGCTAGCATCGCATCAGCGAAGCCGCGCTCGATGGCCTGGGAGCCGGACATGAAGGTCTCAGCGTCCATCCACTTGGCGATGTCTTCGGCCTTTTGGCCAGAGCGTGCGGCGTATACGTCCACCATGGCGCTGTCGAACGGTTCCAGGAAATCGGCCGTCTCACGCATGTCGTGCCGGTTGCCCATGGCGAGCACCCAGCAGTTATGGATCATCAAAAAGGACGCAGCGCCGATTTCAACGCGGTCGCCGGCCATGGCGATGATCGAGGCGGCTGACGCAGCCATGCCCATGACCTTCACCGTCACGTCGTAGGGATGCTCCCGCAGGACGTTGTAAATGGCGATGCCTTCGAACATGTCGCCGCCCGGCGAGTTGATCTGAACTTCGACCGGGCCCGCGATGGCTCGCAGCTGAGAGGCGACCTTTTTCGCCGTCACACCACCGCCGGACCAATAGTCCTCTCCGATGATGTCGAACATCGTGATCACGTTGTCGCCACGCTCCAGCGCCCGAACGCCGGCGGCGTCGTCCGACCACTTGTCGAAGACCTGTGGCTTGGTGAACGCGTGCACGTCGCGGGTGGCAGGTTGCGGCATGGCCGAGGGGCGGGCCTTGGCGAAGACCCGCAGATTACGCTGGCGCATCGACGCCTCCGTTGTCTGGTGCGGGCGGTTGGCCCTGTGAACCTTTGCTGACCTCATCGCCGCCATCGACTGGCGGTCGATCGTCCAGCGCGCGGACTTCGTTCTGGGACAGCCAGCCCGGCGCGCCGCCTGAGCCGAGCGCCTTCGAGAAGAAGTCGCCCTGATCTTTAGTCGAGCCGCGTAGAAGTGCGCCCGGGTTGAACTTGACGGCCAGCCGGCCTTTCTCGTCGCTCGCAAGGAGGGACCGCTCGGCTGCCTGCTGCCAGGCCTCAAACCACGGGTTCAGGGCGTATTGAACGAAGAATTGGCCCAACGCCTGGATGCCAGATCCCCAGCTGGTCTCGTCCACCATGAGAAGCGGGCGCGGAACGCCGGTAACGCGGGCGATTTCCTCGACCTGCATCTTCCGTAGTTCGGTGAGCTGGGCGTCCCTGGCGTTGTTCGCCAGGTTCTCCCACTTCATCCCCTCTTCGAGGATGAGATTCTTGCCGGCGTTCGAGGCGCCCTCTTTCTCAGCCAGGCTAGCCCGAAGCCGCTCGAAGGCAGGATCCGAGAGCTTTCCCGGATGAGTGAGCGCTCCGCCGATGAACGACCCGTTCTTGAAAAGGCGTCCGGCCGCCATCTCGGCGCTCAGGGCTAGGCCAATCGCATCGCGGGCTTGCTTGACCAACGACATGCCCGAGATGCCGTCCAGCGAAAGTCCTCGCAGGTGGAACACCTCGTCAGGCCGCAGCATGCGTTGCGCACCCTTCGGCGGCTGATAGCGGTAGCTGACACTCCAGTCGTCGTTCTGGACCGGCCGAACGTAATCAGGGTTCAACGGGACCAACCGCACGATCTCGTCGCGCCCCGTCCTGATCTGCCGCGACCGGATGATCAGGGCATAGGCGTTGCCCTTCACCAGGGCGCGGAGCTGCATCAGCGACCGGAAGTCGAAGGCCGTCTGCCAGTTGTTCGGCTCGCGGTGCAGGATACGGAACAGCGGATGGTCCGCCTTCTCCTTCGTTTCGTCGTCGATGACGTGCAGCGGCAGCATGCCGATGGCGTAGGAGATCAGGCTGACCGCCCGGAACATGGCCGGGTTGCGCAGGGCCGTTTCGGTGTTGACCGTGGCGCCTGACGCCGCCTCCAGCCCGTCGCGCAGAAACTCCCGGACCGAAGGATCATCCAGCGAGTAGAACACGGCGCCGTCGCCCACATCCGCTCGCGGTGCAGGTCCGGCAGATTGCTTGACGCCGAAGGGCCAGAGACGGGTCAGATTCATTCCGCCTCCTTCAGACCATCAGCAGGCCGCGCGTCTCGTAGACGCTGGGGCCATTCGCTATCGGCTTGCGCGACATCAGCATCATCGCGTTGAACGCCGCCACGAGCGGGTCGATCTTCGCGCGCCCCGCTGATTGCTTGGTGATGATCACCGCGCCGCCCCGGACTTCGACCTTCGCGTTCCCGACGCACCAAGCCATCATCGCCTGACCGCTATGCTTGAGCGATCCGTTCTTGAGCTTGATCTCTGAGCCCCATGACGCGGGGGAAAGCGCAAAGCCCTGCCGGATCGCCACCTGCTGTCCCGGCGCGATGCCTCGTGCCTCTAACTCATCAACCAGAGCCGCAACGCCGATAGGGTCGATGCCGACACCCTCGGCCTCCGGCAGAAGCCCCGTGTCTTTCACGCGTTCGATGTGGTCCGCCGCTTCCATGATCGGGGCCATCGGATCTTCGCTGATCGTCAGGTCGCCATCGCGGCTGAAGTCCAGCAATCGACTGGCGATGTCGCTCCGACGCTTGAGCACGTCGTCATGCGCCCAGGCATGGGTCCACAGCAGCCAGTGCTTCGTCTCTTTGCAACGGCCCAGGACAGCTAGGCCAAATAGGTCGTCCAGCCCGCCGCCATCGATCCCAACCGTGCAGACCTCAGAGCGCGCCAGAACCTCGTCTAAAGTCAGGCTCTGATCGCCCGCATCTTCCCAATAATCCGCGCCGCCCCAGCGGTTGTTTGCCAGCTTAAGCCCGATCTCGACATTCAGGTGCTTGGCGAGAAAGACCTGCTTCTCGCCGCCGGTCGCGTTCAGCACCTTGCGGAGCTCATCCTCCAGCCATGCACGGCTGACCGAGCGGCCGAGATTGGGGTTCGTGATGTAGAAATTGTCGGGGACGAGGTAGGCCTCAGTCTCCACCATCGCCTCTGGGAACTCGTAGATGACTGGCAAGCTGCGCTTGTCATCAATCTTCCCGTCCCTCACGTCGCGGAAATAGTCGAGCTTGGTCTTGAAGACGCCCGCCGGCTCCTCGTCGGCTTGGGTGCTGGCCCAGATAACGAAACCCTCGGGCCGCGAAACCGTGCCGCCCGTCGCCTCTCGCAACATGGCGTCCGCCTTGGCGCGCTTGCCGAACACCCAGAGCTCATCGACGAAGATATGCCCGGCCTTCTTGCCGGAAACCGTGTCAGTGTCCGCCGCCACGACCTTCAGCATGGCGCCGTTGTCGCGATGGGTGATGGTTCGAATGTGATCCTGGACGTGCAGCAGCTCGTCCAATTCCTCATCCGCCTTCACCATGTCGCGGGCTGGCTTGTAGGCGTTCTGAGCGACCTCAATGGTGGGGGCCAGGATCAGAAGTTCGGCCGAATGACGCCAGTTGCGGATCAGCGCCGTGAGCATGATACCGGCCGCTATGGTCGATTTGCTGTTCTTCTTTGAGATCAGCAGGAAGAATTCGCGGATCAGGCGTTCGCCGCTATTGGCGTCGTAGGCCCCGAAGATCGCCGAGACGAAGTCGAACACCCAAGGCTCGCACGCCTCGCCGAAAGTCGGCTGACCGGGCGCATCCACGATCCGCAGCGCCTTGAACACCTCAAGCGCTTCGCGCCCCTCATCCGCGAAAAGCGGGGATGGGATGAGGCTCCGCTTGGCGACAATGCGATCGCGCCAGTCGAGGCAAGCTGTCGTCCACTCCACGGTCTACTGCACGAGCCTCAGCGGAGGAGGCGGCGCTGAAAACTTCCCGCCGCCTTTGGCGACGCGCTCTCCAGCTTCCTGACGTTGCTTCTTCACGCCCTGCGGCGCAGACGATTCCGCCAGCGTCTTCGCAGCGGTCGCCAGCGCCTTCAGAACATCGGAGCGCGTCTTCAGCGAGACAGCCTGCATGAGAGCCGCGCGCTGCCCGGTCGCATCGGCCTCGTCCGTCGATGAAACAATCAGGGCTTCCAGTTCGCCGTTGCGCGTCGTGGTCGCGTCCAACTCATCCATCATCCGCATGACGAGGTTGCGGCCTCGGCCGACGATAGCCTCGGGCGTCGTGTTCTCTGGCGTCAGAACAGTGCCGACATAGACCTTCTGTGGCTCGGGTTCCGGAGCGGACTGCGCATCCTTCTGCGCATGCGCAGCTTTTCGGCTCCACCCCTCCTTCTTGGCGCGATACCGAATCGTGCTTTCAGCAACCCCGTACCATTTGGCGATTTCCCGCAAAGCCATTGATCCCGCGCGGTAATCCCTCTCGATCTCAGTCCAGTCAATGACGGTTTCTGGTTCAGCCATCGGCGCTCCTGCGTTCAGCTGCGCACCAGCGAACTTCCCAGCCGGGATTTAATCTGTGCGTGAGGTGGCCGCCGGTCTCGGAGCGACGGTCGATCCTGAACTTTCGACACCCCCCGGGGGCCGCTTCAGCTCCAGTCGCCTCGATGGTGCAGGCTGGTCTGCTCTTCAGCCTGGATCTGGCCGTCATGGACCGCCTTGCTGACCGTCTCCAGGTTCTCAATGTCCCAGAACAGGCGCTCATCGCCTCGATGCGGACGCTTGTGGTTCACGACAGGGCTATCTGGCGCCGGATGTTTCCCGCCGCAGACCTGGCCGGTGCGTTGGCAGGTGTAAGCGTCGCGGATCAGAACCTGCTCGCGCAGGCGACGCCACCGAGCCGTCTTGTACCAAGCCTTCCATGGCTGGCTTTGCTGAACCGGCTTCGGACCCTTTGCCTGATCTGTGGGGAAGGCCCGTCGATCGGGCGCAAAGCTGGTGCGGGGCTGGAGGTGCGTGAGCCGCGTAATGCTCGCCTCCGTACGATCTATTCGGGAATGACCGCCATATCAGCAAACAGGGACGGCCGAAGCCGCGCCGCACCACTGGCTTTACGCAGGCGACGGCGGGATAACCCGTCCGCGTCCGGCGCTGATCGATCGAGATGGACGTCCCTTGTCCCGAAGCTGGACGACGTGAGGTCGGTGCGGCAATGTTGGAATGTGGCTTAGCCAACGCTTCGCACTTGAGGATGCGCGGGATTGATCGTCCCCGACACCCGATGCCCAAGTCCGTGATGGACTGCGAGGGGAAGCACTATCCCAGGCGATGACGGCGAAGCAGCCGTGCAAAGCACGATAGCCGCAACATGTTCATGCTGCAAGCTCCAGATCATCGATATGTTGCGTGGTTTCCCAACGCAGCGCCTCGTTGAGCAACAGCTTCACCATGCCGTCCTTTGCCGCACTCACGATGACGCCGATCTGATTATGCAGCGGGCCTTTCAGGCCAATCCTGGCTTTGGCGCCCGGCGCGAATGCCTCGCGCTTCTTCTCGGTGTTGCCGCGTGTCGTGGCGCCGCTGGAGGTCGCATGAGCGCGCCCTTCACCGCGAGCCTGCGCAGCCGTCCCGGGTCGATCCGGCTTGGCACGGGCGCCGAACCGCTGATCACGTTGCGCGTGCAGGTTCCGGAGGTGTGGGATAC